TACTGGCTCGATCTTACTTGGAACGATAGCGGGCACAGCACGGACGGCGGACTAAGCGTTAACCTTCCGCCGCGTCTTGGCGCAGAGCGTCAATCTGTCGTTTATTCCGACCTGTTGGGCCTGAAGAGTATCGGGCGCGTTGAAGCCGGCAAGACTAAGCCTCTGCTGATGATTCGCATTCAGTTCCCTGCAGGAACAACTATGTCATGCCCGTTTACCGGCTTCTTTAACTGGCGCCTGGACGGCGAGCATCCGACCATGCGCGTAAGTAAACAGGAAGTTGCAGGCGTAGACGTGAAAGCCAATTACACTACCACCGCCGCAATCGACGACAACGCTTGCATTCCGATCCTGCAGTACGTGTCGCCCCGTCAAGGTCACCAGCTTATGCTAGTGGGCGACTCGACCACTGAGGGGCTGGGCGGTACGGTGCGCGACTATGGAGCGGTGCAGGTTGCAGCTAACCAGTTGTCCACCAAGGACTACCCGATTGAATACTATAACTGCGGGCTGCACGCTCAAGGCCCACAACTGTACTCGAACCAGTTCAATGACTACGTGGACGAAGTGTTGCCTTCCATTGTGTTCTATCAGCCGTATTCGATCAACGACGTACCTGCAGGCGGAATGAATTCTTCGACGTACGCGAACCTTTACATGGCACTTACTCGCGTAATGCGACAGGCCAAGGACAAAGGGCGCGGCGCGAAAATCTTCATGCTGGAAGCACTGCCGACTAACCCGGAAGTTCGCAACACGGGTGCAGGTGACCAGCTGCGCCGAGAACTTAACGTGTGGTTGCAGACCTTTACTGGCGCGTATACCATCCCTGGTTATGCCAATGCGATCAGCGGACCCGAAAACGAGTTCGGGCAAACTCTCATTGCAGCAGGCATGACGGACGATGGCGTACATCCGAACGGCGCTGGCTATGACGCAATGGCGCAGGTCATTAAGCCGTTCATCGAGGAACTACTACCGCAGCAACCCTAGCGGATAAAGAGCGTGTGTCGCCTCTTGCCCGGCCTTGTGCCGGGCTTTTTTATGCTGTACGATCTTGCGACCACAACCAAAACAGGACACACGCAAATGTCTACCCTATACGAAGCCGCACAAGCGCTTAAGTCTGCCATCGAAAACGGCACCGTCGAAGACGAAGACTTTGACAAATACTGCGACGCCATCGGAGCTAAGCAGGAAATAGTGGACGATATGCTTGCAACCGGAGCAGGTCCGTCTCTCGTGCTGTATCTTGACGCCTGCGCGGTGCTTACTGGTGCCAAGACGAATCAGTAAGCAGCATTGCCGCTGCTCTTCCTACCTATGCCGCAAACGAATCAAGGCGTTCGCAGGCGATCCGTGCCCGGTGTGTGGCAAGCCCTTGCGCCTTGACTTCGATCATTTGAAATGGAAGCACGATATTTGCCACACGTGCCAAGCCTACGACTTTCCGCACCGAATAGGTAAGGGCAAGTGTCTAGGAAAACCGCCAGAAGGTGAACCAAATGTCTACTCTGACGACTATGGCTTTTAAAGTATGCTTTAAGTGTCAGCGAGAAAAACCGCTTAGTCAGTTTTACGCCCATCCGCGAATGGCTGACGGACACGTGAATAAATGCAAGGAATGCGCAATAAATGACCAGAAGGCCGCGAGACTGGCACGCTATGGCTACTACAGAGAACAAGGGCGCAAGTATGACGCAGGAAGAGACAATAATCAGGCCGTGTCGGAGTATAGAGCCATGTACCCTAAAGTGATTAAGGCACAGAGCCGCGTAAGGAACGCGGTTCGAGGCGGTCATCTTATTAGGCCTGATACGTGCGAGTTGTGTCCGAGTACGACCGCTATCGAGGCCCATCATGCGGACTACGATAAGCCCTTATCGGTGCAGTGGCTGTGTTCGTCCTGCCACAAAAATTGGCACATAGTGAACGGACCTGGAGCAAATATGTCGTGAAAACCTTACTTATATCTGTTTTTGACATACTCGACGTTCGAAGCCGTGACACTCTGATCGAATATGCGAATTACATCGCGGACCGTAACGCTATTTCGCATTTTTATCTGCTAAAGCGTCGAATCAAAGAACTGAAGCGCATGTGCGACGTTGCGCCCAATTACCGCACTAAGCTCTGCTGGCAGCAAGACGTGCTGCTGCTGCAAGCCATCGAGTACCGGCTAGGCGTACTTGAGCTGCAGAAGCTGAAAGAGGCCGTGACCAATGGCCGGGCGTAGCAGCCGCAACAAAGGCGCAGCGGGCGAACGCGAGTTCATCGGATTGCTGGCGCCGGTAGTTACGCGCGCCTGCTTAGCCGCTGGCGCAAAAGGCATAGGCTTGTCAAGGAATTTCGCGCAAGCGTCGTGCGGCGGCTCCGATATGGATTCGCTAGAACACCTCGGCTTCATCTTCGAAGTCAAGCGGCACGAAACGCTTGCCATAAATACATGGTGGGCACAGGTCACGAAAGCCGTACGCGGGCGCAACTGCTGGCCGATCCTGGCCTATCGTCAGAACCGCCAGCCCTGGACGTTCGTTGTTGACTGCCGCATGCTTTGGATAGAAGCAGAGGGCCGTATCTACATGGAGCAGGACGTGTTTCTATCTTTTTTCGAAAAAAGTTTAACAAGCGTGTTGACGCGGCAAAACGAAGCTCTTATAGTTCGTTCCGCAGCCGCAGAAACATGCGACGCTTTTGAATCCAAACCAAACCAGTAAGAGGCGACAACCATGCGCAAGTATTTCACCACCAAGAAAATCAACGAAGCCCACTATGAAGGTCTGAAGGCCGATCAGGCTCGCGCCCTGTTTCTGATCGCAGAAGCCGGCGCCGAAGGTATGACCGACGCACAACTGGCGCAGTTCAACGAGAAAGGCGAGCAGGTTGGCGAAGGCGAAAAAGGTCTGAAAGTCAAGACCGCACTGCTTGTCAAGGGGCTGCTGATGGCCGAAACCGTTCCCGGCGAGCGCAAGGGCTCCGAACGCACCTACGCCTACACTGGTGCGCCGATCCATGACGGTCTGTCTGCCAGCCTGCAGCGCGTCGGTAACGCGGTTGCTGCCCAAGGCACCGGCACCAAGTCGCAATTCGCCGCCAAGCTGGCCGAGCAAGCTGCTGCAGCTGGTGAGGAAATGACCGAAGAAAAAGCGGTCAAGACCGTAAACGGTGTGTGGCTCCGCATGCAAGACCTGGGCATTGTTGCCGCCGTCAAGAAGTCCGCTGCTGCAGCGTCCGAAGCGCCGCAAGCGCCTATCGACGAAACCGGCGCGAGCGCTGACGCCGAAGAGTAATTGCATACCCTGCAGTTAGCCTTTAAAGTACCCTCCTATACGGAGGGTATTTTTATGGCCACGCGAAAACTATACGACCAAAAGCCGCCAAAGATGGCTTATCTATTCGGTGACTCATTTTTCGACACCGACGCGAAAGAGCGCGAGAAAGAAGAGAAAGAAAAGGCTTTCGAGGCTTATCTGCGCTATCTCGCAGACGGCAACACTATGGCGTATTCCTATCGCCGCGCCGGGCTCACGCGCACGCAGATTGAATACAAGCGCGCGAACAACACTGAATTTGCCGGGCTTGAACAGCGTGCCCTTGCTGAAGGCGTCGAGTGCCTGGAACAAGAGGCGAAGCGCCGCGCCTTCGGTGTTGAAAAAGACGTGTGGTACAAGGGCGAAGTGGTAGGCAAAGAAGTCGAATATTCTGACTCGCTGCTGCAGTTCCTGCTTAAAGCCAAAGACCCGAAATTCCGCGAAACGCGCAACGTCGTTACCGCAGATATCAACTCTACGGTTAGCCAGGGCATGCCTGCGTTCGATACTACGAAGTTCAGCGAAGACGAACTGCTGCAGTTCGAAGAGCTGTTGCAGAAGGGCACCGTTTCGAATGATTGACCCAAGGGCGCAGCTACGTGAAGTGACTAAAGACCTTTGCAAGAGGCGCTTTAGTCATTACATGAAAAGATCATGGCCGCAGTACGATCCTGCGAACTATTCGCACAACTGGCACGTTGACGCGATTGGCGAGCATCTTGAGGCTGTAGCGACTTCGCAGATACAGAAGCTGATCATTTCGATCCCGCCGCGTTGTATGAAGTCGTCAAGCCTTTCGATTGCGTTCCCGACTTGGCTTTGGGGGCCGTATGGCCGACCGTTCGAAAAGATTCTTTCTGTATCGCACAAAGCAGCACTTGCGGAACGTGACGCCGTTAAGTCGCGCATACTGATTAACAGTGACTGGTATCAAGAGCATTGGGGCGATGTGTACCAGTTCACCAAAGACCAGAACACAAAGAACCGGATGACAAACAACAAGCACGGCCATCGCATCGTTGGCGGTGTTGACTCCGGTATTACTGGTGAGGGCGGCGATCTTATCATTATTGACGACCCTATTTCGGTTAACCATGCGCGTTCCGCTGCTGATCTTGAAAGCGCTTGGCAATTCTGTTCCGAAACGCTTCCCACACGTCTAAACGATCAGCTGACCGGGCGCATGGTTATCATCATGCAGCGCGTGCACGAGCGCGACCCCGTTGGCCGATTCCTTGAACAAGGTGGATGGGATTACCTTTGTCTGCCAATGCGCGCACAGGCGACAGTCCGCTGGTTTGCACACGGCACGTATCAAGAAGTCCCGACGAAAGAACACAAAACGAGTATCGGTTTTGTTGACCCGCGCGAGCCCGGCGAACTGCTGTGGAAAGAGCGTCTGCCAGAAGAGGCCGTTGCAAACCTTGAGCATATTCTTGGAACCTACGGTACATCCGCGCAGCTGCAGCAAGACCCGGCACCACGCGACGGCGGTATGATCAAAAAGAGTTGGTTTTTCCGTTTCCGCACAGAAATGGATGTTGACACTAATTTCTATCCGGTAGGCGTTGAAATTGTAGAACGCAAGATATGGGCGGACACTGCAAACAAGAAAGGCCAGGACAACGACTATACCGTCTTTATGCACATGGGCAAGGGAAGTGATGGCCGCGTGTACATTCTCGACGTGTACCGCAAAAAGCATACTGTGCCGGAGCTAATCACTGCTGCGAAAGAATTTTACGATTCGCACCGTGAAAAGCTGCACGGTCGCATGGGCGCGCTCGGTATGTTCTCTATCGAAGACAAGCAATCCGGTATCGGCCTGATACAATCCCTGCAGGAGCTGGGCGGAATACCCGTAGGCGCAACTGTGCGCGAAGACGGTCGCGCGGATAAGGTACAACGCCTGAACGGCGTGCTACCCTATATCGAAGCCGGCATGGTGGGCATTCCCGAACATGCGAATTGGGTTAACGACTTCCTGGCAGAGTGTGCCGCGTTTACTCCGATGATGACTCATGCGCATGACGATCAGATTGACCCGATGGTTGACGGTATAACCGAACTGCTAGGAACTGGTGACCTAATGTCCCGCTTCCGCGCACTCGCCGGAGAATAATGCAAATGTCCGAAAAAGATTCTGAAGCAATTGCCGCTCAAGCTCGTTTTGACGACTTGCTAAAAGCTGCGGTAAATACCCTAGCTGGTGGCCAGTTCCAAGCCGCGCAACTTGGAATGAATGACCGTACTAACGTACTTGAACACGAAGGCTATGCGATACTTTCGAAAGAGTACGAAAGCAACGGCATTCTTTCGGCAATTATTGATCGTCCCGCAGAAGACGCGATGGCTGCCGGTTTCGAGTTTCACCCCGAAGCCAGCCAGGAGCTGCGCGACGAATTTGAACGGTTGGAGCTGGACGAAGTATTTACTGATGGGCTCCGCTTTGCGCGGCTGCACGGCGGCGCAGTGCTGGTGCCTATCTTTTACGGCAACGCGAGCTTGGCGCAGCCGCTCTACCGCAATCGTCGCTATGAAATCGACTACTTCGAAGTTATTTCTATTGATCGAATGACGGTTGACGTGTACGGGCCGGATGGCATGCCGCTCGTGTACAACGTACAGAGTGTTCTCAACACGTCAACGGGCGGCGGGCAATTCAAGCTGCATGCTTCCCGTTGCATCTTCATTACCGGGCGGCGCCGTCCGCACCGCCAGACCGATAGCGCACTTATCTGGCCGGGCGTGTCAGAGGGCGCGCGGTGCCTGGAAAGCGCCGCCAGCCTTTCGCGCTCGTTCAAGTGGGCCGAGCGTGCGCTTGAGCGGAAATCGCAAGCGATCTTCAAGATGAAGGGACTTGCACAAGCAATGCAAAACAAACTTGAGCCGCTAGTAACAAGCCGCTTGAATCTTGTGGACGCAGTGCGCTCGATTCTGAATACCGTAGCTGTGGACTCTGACGACGACTTCGACGTTAGTGACACTAACTTGTCTTCAATCAGCGACACGCTTGATTCGAAAATGCAGCAAGTCGCTGCAGTGTCTGGCATTCCTATCACCGTTCTGTTTGGTCGCCGTACCACATCGCTCAATTCTAAGGGCGACAGCGACACCGATACTTACTATCGGATGTTGAACAAGATTCGTCGCAATATGCTCCGTAACCCGCTGGCCGAAGTTGTTGCGATGTTGGGCAACTATGTTGACGTTAGCGTGCCTCCTGGCGAATCGCTGGTGACTATTGCTAAGCTGGACGCACTTAGCGATTACGAAGAAGCGGAAATTGAAGAGCGCCGCGCTAACGCGTTTAAGTCTCGCGCAGAGGCAATCATGTTACTTACCAAGACCGAGCCTGATCAGATGGACGCGAACGGCAAAGTTGTGGTAAATAAGAACAAGACGCCGCCGCTTCTTACTCCTGAAGAGGCGCGGAAGCTACTATTGAATGAGGAAAAAGACGATGGCTAAGCGCGTCGCACGTTTTGACTCTGCAGACCGCGTACTTCGTGAAGACGAAGCGTTGTTTCGCGAAGACTTCATGCAGAAGACTAAGGGAAGTGTTCTCTTTTCTGGCGGCGCACGTGTCGGCGCGTTTCTTCACGATAGCGCGCATGTAACCGCTTCCGGCGTCTTTCCTTATAGTGACGGCAAGGGCGGCGTTATCATGGAATACCGCCCGAAAGAGGAAGTAACTAGCGAGTTGTTTTTGGATTCGCTGCAGGGCGTGCCAATGACAATGCTTCATCCGAAAGACACTAAGTCGGCGCCAGCTTCTATCATTGGCTCTGTTAAGTCTCGCGGCATTGTCGAGGACAACGGACCGGACGCGGAAGTAGGCGTGCGGAGTGAAGTTGTAGTTTACGAAGCCGATGCAATTACCGGGACCGAAGTTCGCGGCTTGTCCCTGGGTTTTACTTGCGATTTAATAATGGAGCCGGGCTTGACACCTAACGGTGTGAAGTACGATGCTATACAACGAAACTTGCGGGCCGATCATTTGGCTGTTGTGCCTAACCCTCGTGTTAAAACTGCCCGCTTAAATCTCGACGAAGACGACAACGAAGGAAGGCCCAAAATGCCGACAGTACGACTCGATAGCGGTATCGAATACGAAGCCGCAGCAGAAGTTATTCACGAACTGACCACTATCAAGGGCAAGCTGACCGGCGAAGCGGCTCGCGCCGACGCTGCCGAAGCCAAGGCTGACACCGCCCTGGCCGAAGTCGAAAGGCTGAAGAACGAGAATGCGCAGATCAAGAAGGATGCCGAAGACGCAGCCTTTGCCCGCGCGAAAGCCCGCCTGAATCTGGAAGGCGTGGCTGCTGCTCACAATGTCACCGTTAAGGCTGACGCAACCGATACCGAAATAATGGCTGCAGTCGTGAAGACTGTTCGCGGTGATTCTTTGGACCTGACCGGCAAGCCTGACGCCTACATTCAAGCGGCGTTCGACCTCGCGGTCAAAGATGCAGGCGACACTTCCAACGGTGCCCGCCGCACCATGCTCAAGGGCGATAGCCAGGACGCTAAGCCAGACGCACGCAACGACGCCGACGATAAGGCGCCGTCCGCTGCAAAATCGCAAGCTGCCATGCTCGACGGTCTGGCGCGCTAATCAACAACCGCATAGGAGTCTTGCAAATGCAAACTACTTTCCGTAATGCGCCAGACGTTGCCTTTCCTGGCATGCTCGCTGACACGATGTACAAGCGCACCGTGTCGCGTTCCGTTGGCGAAGTCTCGATTAAACCGGGCGTGTTCGTCGCTGAAGACGTGGATAGCATCGTGCGCACGATTGGCACCGCTGACACCGTGTTCTCCGGCGTAGCGCAGCACGATCATACTTTGGTTGGCTACCTGGGCAACGACGGCGTTGTCAAGTCCTCCCCGGTGTGGGAACACACTCAAACCATGAGCGTTCTGCAGCGCGGCGCTATTTGGGTTCTGCTGGCTACCGGCTCGACCCTGACCAACAACCAGCCGGTTTCGGTACTCAATACCGACGTGGCCGAACGCGGCTACGCTACCCACGCTGGTGCGGCGAACTCTGCAGTAGTGCCGAACGCGCAAACGCGCAGCAAGCCTTTCACGCTGGCGGATGGTCGCCGGATCATTCAAGTTGAATTGCACGCCGGTAACGCGTAAGCGATACGACAACAGGAGAAGCAATCATGCCAAGACACCACATCGCTTACGACGCGGACGACCTGCAGGCCATCATGGCTCAAGGTCAC